ATGGAAACAGGCATGGGCGCCCGCGAGCAGCCCATCATGCTGGTCATCACCACGGCGGGCTCCAGTATCGGCGGCCCATGCCACCAGCTGATCCGCGATTCCGAGCGGATGCTTGAAGGCGTCATTGAGCGTCCGGATCTCTGGCCGGCGCTCTACACCATCGACCATGGCGACGACTGGACCAGCGAGATTGCTCTACGCAAGGCGAATCCGAACTTCGGTATTTCGGTCGGCGAGGACTTCCTGCTGGCGCGCCAGCGTGACGCGATGCAGTCGGCAACCAAGCAGGCCACTTTCCGTACGAAGCACCTGAACGAGTGGGTAGGCGCCAAGAATGCCTGGCTCAACATGCTGCGCTGGAAAGAGGCTCCGGCCAGGAAGAGCCTCGCAGAGCTGGAGGGCCGCCCGTGCTATGGCAGTCTCGACCTGGCGAGCAAGATCGACATTGCGGCAAACCTGCTGATCTTCCCGCCTCATGGCGACGATCCGTTCTGGCACATCCACGCCAGGTACTACCTGCCAGAAGCGCGAGTGCTTGAGGAGCTGGACAGCAACACCGCGCGGTACCGCGAGTTCGATGCACTCGGGTTGCTGACCCTGACCGACGGCGAGGTCACCGACTTCGAAGTCATCAAGGAGGACATGCGCGAGTTTGCCGGCCGGTTCGACATTCGAGCCTATGCCTACGACCCATGGCAGGCCACGCAGCTTGCCCAGGAGATGGATGCCGAGGGACTGCCGATGGTTGAGCTGCGCCAGACGGTGCAAAACCTGAGCGAGCCCATGAAAGAGGTAGAAGCTCTGGTCCTGCAGCGAAAGCTGGCCCACGGCGATTGCCCCGTACTGACCTGGATGGCTTCGAACGTCGTGGCGAAGCTGGACGTGAAGGACAACATCTACCCCAACAAGGAACGCCCGGAGAACAAGATCGACGGCATGGTGAGCTTGATCACCGGCTGCGCCGTGGCCATCAAGCTCGGCATCGACGACTCCGGCCACTTCGATGACTTTCTTGCCAGCCCGATCGTGGTTGGCTAACGGAACAACCTATGAAAACTGGCCTGATCATCTTTCTGGTGCTTGCCGCCGGCGGCTTGCTGCTGGGCGTTGCTGGCGTATACGTGCTGGCCGGCCTGGGTTACGCGCTGCTGGCCGCTGCCGGTTCGCTACTGGTCGCTGCGGGCT